TTTTATATACTCTTCTTTCTGGTGCCCTTGTTACCCTATAAATCAACATAGCATCTTCAGATAGGATTAATTGTTTCCAAATCCTTCTAGCTTTCTCTAAAACACTCGTACCATATGGGAGTCTTCTATCATCTCCTAATAGTCTAAAATGTGCTATTTGCCACGAATTAAATTCCATATCTCTACCTCTCCAAATAAACTTAACCTTTGGGTCTTCCTCACTAGATGCGCTATTAGTGTTGGTGAGTCTACTGTATAAATCCCCCTCTCTACGTTCAATCTCAAAGTTTGGCATTTGCCTACAACCAATAATCCCAGCTTTATCATCGATATTTAGAAATACAAAATTATCACCATATTTACATACGTTTCTAGTCCACATTGGTAGGGATGTATGAATATCTAATCTATTGAAAAACAGGTCTTCCAATACTGTTTTAACTCTCTTAGAATCTGAGTAAATATTAAGGACTCTACCCTTTTCGTTTGCGGTGGTAGATTCTTCCATGAATATATCTAAAGCGGCAGATATTTCTGGGTAGAACTCCATACTCTCAAAATCAGAATATGAACCAATTCTTGTGGTTTCATAATGAACGGCTTTTTGAAAAAGTTCATTATCAACTTTCCTCCATGTTCCACCTAAGTATTTATTTTGTTGCGCTTGTAGTTTGGCAACATCATATTCTGCTTTATCTTGTGTTTTTAGTAAAGCATCTTTACCAATAGAATATCTATTAGTGGTATTTTTTGGTATATTAACCCCATCTGGCCCGAATATATTATTAAGCCTTTGAAATATTGTTAATCTTTTCTTCGCCATATTTATTTTAATTTATATCTATAATTATAATGAATTTATTAAATAACTAAACCATTATTGTGATAATTATTTAAATCCACTAAATAACCATAAATAGTCACCATTTGGGTCTTGCATATTCTTAGAAACATTTCTACTAAACTTAGGTTTCTTTAATGCTTTTTTATTTCTATTTGCTTTGCTTACAAAACCAGTGTTATCCTCTTCTTTTGGGGGCTTATTAGAACTACCAATGGTCCAACTAGCTAACATGGCTTTATTTTGTTTTTCCATCTTTTCTAATTTCTTAAATGAATGTTCAAGAACCCAAAGTGCCATACACATAGCCATAATTAAATCATCATGATATCCCCTCATATGGTCTGGTCTACCATTTCTATATACAAATGTTTTCATTTCAGAAACCAATCTTCTTGATTTAATTACGACACCATTTTCTCTAACCATTCGTTCAAAATTGGCAATCATTGGTAATCTAACCCCATTGGCATTAAATCCTGGTATCTTACTATCTTTTGAATGTGGTGTTAATTGTGCTTTTTTGCTATTAAGTATTTTACCTCTTGGGGTATCATAATGTAGGTATTTATACTTCAGTTCAAGTAACTTTAAAACTGTTGCAACCCCCATACCACCAGTGATATCAACAATGGTGTAAGCCTTATATAAATTACCATATTCATATATAACTTCAGCCAATAAATCTGGTGGTATCTTTCCTTGATACTCCATAACTTGTTCCATTGTTGTGAAGTCAACTATTACAATGGTTGAAGAGTCTTCACCATCTCCCCTTGCAACATCTGAACTAAGAATATATTGATGACCTTCTATTGGTTTTTTCCAAATCCAATATTCTTTTTCTCTCCCATCAACCCAAACTGGTTCCTCAACATTATTTTGTTCATGAAATGCAATATCTTCATCACCAATGACATTACCACCAGAACCAAGAAATGAAACATCCAACTCCTGTGCAATCTTTTTTGTGTTATTATTTAATGTCATGCACATATTTTCATACCATGGGGATGTTGGCTTATAACCATTCTTTACCCTAACCTTATATTTTTCATTTATAAACTCAAATTCTTTTATTTCTTCCAATATATTCCCCTTATCATCCTTTTTAATCCAACATAACCCTTTATTATACCTTGGGTCTTCATACCATCTCATTTCAATGATATTATAATTATTCTTACCACTCTTTGATTGTTCATATGTCTTATAATATAAGGAATCCATACCATTTGGTGTTGAAATAAGCATAACCTTACCACCAGTAGCACAAGAAGACATTGCCGCAGAATAAACCGCATCACCGTTATCAATAAATGCCGCTTCATCAAATATTAGGTATGTTGGAGTATAACCCCTTAAGGCATCTTCAGATGTTGCCACAGCTATTATTTGACAACCATTCGGTAATTCAACTTCTATTTTTGAGTTTGATAAGAATATATCTTTCCTTTCTTTTTCTGGGGTACCATAAAAGTCATCACCCCATACCCATCAATTTTTGTGCTAGTTTTAATTTATTTGCAATAAGTAAAACCGTTTCTGGGTTATCTGAGTCAGCAAATGCACACTTTACGGCCATATATGCCTGTGTAGTTGTTGATATACCAGCTTGTCTTGGTTTTGCCACAAGATTGAATCTATGACTTTCATATGCACGTACTATCTCCTTTTGTCTTGGGAAAAGATTAAATGGTACAAAACCACCTTGTGTGTTATCTTTTGTTTCAAGATAGGTTTCAATTGCATATATGGGGTCTTTAAGAGACTTAAAGTATTCTGTTAATATTTCTTCATTAGTTAGCATATATATAAATATGTTACCTAATCATTAAAATGAAAAAACCACCCAATTGGGTGGTTTATAGTAATTTTAAATTAAAATCTTCATCCGACTTCTCAATATATTTCTTTAGTGATTTAATTGATGATTTAAAGTCAATATTATCATTAAATTTAAATCTAATATTTTCTTCTTCTTTTCTTATTAAATCCTCACAAGATTCATATATATCCTTTAGTATATTAAATAGTATTTTTTCCTTTGAATATGTCTTAGATATATTATTATCCATAATAAGACCTTCTAACTCTGACACATACTCAATAAGTTCTTGAACTTCAGATTTATTTAATAATTCATTATTATTTTTAAATATTTTTTTATAGTCCTTGAACATATGGTTACCTTAATAAATCCTCTTCATTGAAGTGTTGGTCCCCCATAGCTTCATTAAATTCGTCTTCCTTAATCTGTTCTTTTATTTCATTAACCATTTTTTGAATTACTTTCTTACTCTTTTTGGTTCCAGATATTATTTCTTTCATTAGTGGGTTAAAATCCTTTGGGGGTAGGCTTGCCATATCAGCATAAACATGATGCTTAAGGTTAAAATCTTCATCTGGCATTGCCTTACAAAATTTACCCCATATTGCTGGCCCCAAACGCATATCCCATGGTTCTGCTTCAATGAAATCGGCTTTATTTATAACATATACAGAGATTTTTTTCTTTTTTGGTAACCCATGTGAAGATAATACCTCCATAACACCTTTACATAACTCATGGACTAATACTGGGAATACCATAGCTTGTGCTTTAACCTTTGGTGCTTCACCACTAAAATCACATTCAGACTTTCCACCACTAACCATTTTTTCCATATTTGGTATGATAAAAAACATATAATCAGCGGCTGACATCATTTTATTATAAATGTTTGGTAGTCTTGGGTTTAAGTTAACTAAGTCATCATTTACCATATGAAACATATGATTCACCTTTTTTGCCGCCCCTTGTGTCATGGCATTTAAAACTCTTCTTTTCTTAACTTCAGAATTTGCATTAACCAGTTCATCATGATTATTAAATTCAAACTCTTCTTCCATTCTTTGTGGTCCTTTATTACTTATTGTACCTTCAAGAGTTATATTATTGGTTAATTCTGACTCAAATTGTATTGCCCCCTCTGGTATATCAAATTCTTCAGACACCATCTTAACGGCCAATTCTTGTAGGAATTCTTTGTGGTTTGATTCCATTTGAATTGCATTTCTAACCAATGGCATTTGTTGTTGCATCATTTCACGATTATTTATTTCATTCACATCAAATGCCGCACGACATCTATTAACCACTTCTTTAAATCTTTCTCTAATTAATTTCATCTCACTAGTCATTTCATCACCTTCTGGCATTATACCACATTCTGATAATGAATGACATCCATTTCTTAAATCCTCCTCCAATTTTGGGTGAAGTCTTTCTGTAATGTTTTCCTCATAAAGAAGATTCTCGAGTATTAATTTTTTACCTTTTTTCATGTTTATCTTTTTATATCACCAACTCTAATTGTTTTTACAACTTTTCTTGGCTTTTTGTTTAATATGGTTTCTAATAATTTTCCTTTAGTTATACTTACTGTTGTTTCATTAGTATAATCTTCATCTTCTTTTTTTCTATGTGACTTTTTTATGGCATCAGTACCCAAAGAAGCTTGACAAATAGCATATGGGTTATCTACATTTGGTTGCTTCTTAACATCAGCAACACATCTATCAAATTTAGCGGTATGTACCTTATCATCACCAACTTCATTAATATCACTACCAATTACATAATTTTTTACAAACTCTTTAGCACCATATTCATCAACATCCAATTCATCTTGGACAGTAGTTACCATATCATCTATAGCTTGCTCAGTTTTTTTAGATGTTTCAATTTCCTCAATAACATGTTTCTTTTTAATTCTCATTTATAATATTTTTATTAATTTCCTTATATTTCAGTATGATATCTTTTTCATATAATTTATCTTCAACACTTTTAATATCTTCACCAAATTTAAAATAAAGTCTACTATCTGGGTATTCATCATAATCTGATATATCTTCCCAAGCAAGTGCTATTATCCCATCTACAGCATCCCATACCGCAAATGTGTCACTCTTTTGAACCAATTCAAAGTTTAGTTTAGAAGTTAGTCTACCAACCCTTGATACAAAATCAAACCCAGGTGGTGATGGTTTATTAGATGCTGGATAAGCATCCCAATCATCACCATCAATATTATCTATCGATTCTGAAAATAAGAACTCGTAAAGGTGGTTTCCAACCCAATCCATACCAATTTCATTTATATATACTAACTTCATTTTCTACATCTTAGGTTTTGGCGTAACAACTGGTTTAGTTTCCCAAATTCTCTTTCTTCTTGGTGAAGGTTTTGCTGGAGTAACTTTTGGTTTTGGTTTAACAGTTGGATTATTCATATTATATATGTTTTTGTATTAAATGTTCAATTTTACTCTTATTCACAATAATACGTGATTTTTTTGACTTATCCAAATTTTTACTTTGAAATGATTCATAAACATTGGCCATCTTAAACATTTCCTCCAAATTTTCTTCAGTGTCACCATCCTCCTCACCACCCAAGTCTTCATCATCACCACCCAAGTCTTCATCATCACCACCTAAATCGTCATTAAATTCATCATCACCCAAATCTTCATCTTCATCTCCAGATGTTTTAATTTTTTCAATAATATCTTTTTGGTCTGATTTATCCATTTCAGCGGTATGTGTTGCGGAAATAACTGAGTTAATGACATACTTTTCAAGGTCGAAATCTGGTTCGCCATTATCTTTTGTATATGTTCTAAGGGAGGTGCCTATTTTGCCAGCCAATTGTTGAATGAATTTTTCTGGGTCTTCTTCTTCATCAGCCTCAACACCTGGGTCAAATGGTTCGTCATCATCAAATGGTTTATCATTATCAGAACCTTCATCAGAATCCTCAAGAGAATCCAGTGAAAAATCTTCTTCTTCATCAGATGCATCAAAATCTGGTTCACCGCTTGGTGCATCCAGTTTTATCTTATAGGATGTTTCTTCATCTATATAACCATCTTCCTCTTCTTGAAATAAACCTGTGCCTTTACTTGGTTTTTTATACTCAGTTAATCTTTTTTTTTTTAATATTCCAGATAAACGTTCAACAATTGACTCATCAAGAGGTCCCATCCCCTCAAATTCATCTTTTTGGTAGTTTTGCATCCAATCTGCTTCTATTTCTTCATCATCATCAAATGGTGGTTCATCAATTCCAGAATGCTGTACATCAAAAAAAACAATCTCTTTTTCTTCACTAGACAATGTATCCCAAATATCTTTACCACCTACTTCTTCTATTGCGGCAGCAATAAGTTCTTCATTATTATGTAAGTTTTCTATTTGTTCCCTTTCTCCACTTTGTTTGGCGTATGAAATTGGGTCATACTCATCATCATCAATCATTTCCGTTATATAGTTGTTTAATTTACCAACAGTTAGTGTTTCTTTAGTTGTGTTTTCAACCAAAAATTTATCAATAAAGTTTTCAGTTTCATTCAGCTTAACATCTTCCAATTCATCAATCGCATCCTTATCAGCCACATTATCACCAAAACCATCCTTCTCTTTACCCTTTTTATTATCATAAGACAATTTTGCACCCTTTTTGTTTACAATATATTCTTTGGATATGTTTTTATCCATTGGTTTTGTTTCACTAAATGCTTTATTAGGGGCAATTGCATGATGTTCATCAAGTATATTATCATTCTTGAATGTATTTATGTTCCCAGATTTTGAATGTGCCTCATTAAGACTAATAAACTTTAGGTTTAAGTGTTTTATGGCCTTAGCATACGAAGGGTATGATTTACTCTTTTTATTTTGTAAACCACCAATATATTTAAAATCTTCAGAAATTACATTTTTCTTATTCTTACATGACTTTATGTAGTATTCTTGATTCTCTCTAACAATGGCGTAAATATTACCATCTGGCCCATTCTTAGTTAATTCTATTACTGAACGATTAATACTTTCATTAATTGGTGTAACACCCATTAATTGCTTCATTCTACTTAACTTTTCAGTTCCTTTTAATCCAGTTGGTTTTACTATATTTCTTTTACTCATTTTTTAATTTATTAACAAATATTATTCTTTATTATTTTTTATGGTGCTGGGTAATTACTTAGTGTTGGTGACCCGTTTCGTGTATTTATTGGTTCACCTAAGACCC